AATATCCGTCTCTTTTGTTTAATACTATCCCGGACAGGTCGCCAAACTCTTGCATAGATTTTCCAAGTCTGCTTAAGGCATCATCGCTAATAGTCCTGGGATTGTTTGGATAATCTTTTAATTCTATTTTCATTTTCTTACCATTATTTTTCAGTCTTTTTTACGATCAATTTTTTTTAATACCATACCATAATTATTAATCCCTTTTGGAATCTCAACATTTTCTTTTAATTTAAGTTTATTGTTTTTGAATGGCTTATAGTTTACTTGATGCTGCCATCGCCCCCACTTCCATGTGATTTTAGCAACGTCTGGGTGCTGTCTTTGTAAAGATTTAGCCATTTCTAAACGGCCATCAAAGTCAGAATTTTGTTTATATAATTCGTCTGTATTTCCACCCTTCATTAACATTGTTGCAATTTTTTTTGCAAGAATAATATTAAATAATATAGTACAATAACCAAATTTTAAAAATCTAAGCGATAAATCAGTGTCTTCATTGTATCGGCCACGCCATTTAATAACATGGCCTATTTCATTGGACAATAAAATGCAAGAATAAATCCGCGTGTTTAAATGAAAAGGTGGGTGTTTTTGCCTTCTGGGAACTAATGATTCATAATTCATTCCCGCCATTGGGACATTATTAAACCTGTCTACAAAATCCTCAATTATTTTAAACCCAGTGCCATCGGCAAGTCTGATTTTTTGATTGTTGTTGTATCTGTAAAATTCTCTTATATTGTCGTCTAATATCCAATGTTTTTTATGTCCTTCTTTAATTGAGTGCTCCCAAACCCAATTTCTTGCAGGAATACTGCCTTTTCCTAAATTTGAGAATGGCAAAACAAGAATTTTTTTTCCATCAATAACTTGTGCATATTGTTCGTATTCTTGCTGCTCAACCACTATCCTATACGGAACATTTGTTTTTTCAAGGGCTTTGCTTGTCAATCTATCTTTCCAGCGCCCTTTTGAAATAATATAAATCGGATATTTAGGATTCAATTATATATGCCTTGCCTACAAAGGTTTCAATATTTTTTTTTAATATTATTCCGTTCAAAATTTCTTTATTTATATTTTCACAAAAAACAATAGATAAAAGAATATATCAATAAATTTATATTTAGTCAATGGGAAAATCCATAAACAAACAATAAAAAAAAGTTAAAATAATGTAAAAAGTCCTTGACAAATATAATATAAAATATTATATTTGGTTACTTACTTACACAAACAAAAAAGGAGAAATAAAATGAAAAAGTTAACTATTAAAGATGTTTTGGAAAAAGAAATTAGAGACGGTTTTTTCTATGGCGACGCCGATGTTGAACTTTATGAAAGTATAGAACAAGATCAACTGTTTTTAACTGTTTCTTACGATTATAATGATTTTCCGGCATTTGCAAATCAAAGCAACCCGGAAGTTGATTATGAGACTATTGCTGTTACAGAAACATTTGAACTTGTTCTTGATGAAACGAGTTTTTCGATTTGTTCGGATTTTGAAACTTTTACAACCCAATTTTATGAAAAAAACCTTGTTGCCCAGGCTATTGAAATTTTATCAGAGTTCGGAAACCACTTACATTCTTTATTAATCACAGAAGAGATGCCTTTTGTAAATTTTAAGTATAAAGACTTTGACACTTGCGATATTGCACAAAAAATATTTGAATATTCAAACGGAAAAATTGTTCATGTTGAATTTAAGAAAAAAGACGGAACAATCCGCAAAATGTTTTGTTTGAAAAAATTTAAATATGAAAAGAAAACCGATAAAGTAAATACTGATCCAACTTTGCTAATCGTAAAAGATATTTATAACGGAATAAGATCCTTTCATTTAGATCAAATTATTAATATTTCTTTCAAAGGCACTTTTGTAATATAATAATAACCAAGCTGAGGGGGCAGCTTTAATTTAAGGAGTTAATCAATGGCAAAAATAGAAATTTTAAATCCGTCCAAAAAACAAGTCTTAGATGCAATTTCCAAGATTGATAAAAATCCGTTTACTGTTTGCCAGTTCACAAGTAACCATACAACAATAACCATTTCATTTAATACTGTCAAACTAAGTAATTCAGATTATTTAACCTTAATTTTTGACAACGGGATTTTCAGTATAGGTGCAAAAGTTATTAAAATGTTGATAAAAGAAACCGAATTATTATTAATCACAGCAAACGGACATATTAAATTTTTATAAGAAAAGGAGAAATGAAATGAGAGTCATATATAATCCCTTACTCGGAACGATTAATAACAAAATTTATGAAATTAATAAATTTGAAAAAATCTTTGTTAAAATTAATTGGGATAAAAGTAATGACCACCATTTCCAAAGAATAACAAGGGTTGCCCTAGCATATTATAAAAGTAGAAATGAATGGCAATACGATTTTTTGCCATGCGGATGCGGAAATATTTCCGGAAAAATAGAGTGCATTGAAATAAATAAAAAGTATAAATCCATTACTGTTAAATTTTTTATTGGTAACATAACAATAGAATTTGACGCATTTAATTAATTAAGGAGAATTAAAATGGAATTAACAACAAAAACAAATTCAGATTTTAGAGAAGTCGCAGAACTTGTAAAAGTTCAGAGTAAAAACAAAAAAGATTATGCAGTCACTCCATCAAGCGTGTGGATTGACAGAAACAACAAACTTAATATTGACGACTCATCACAAACAATGTTTGACATGAATGATCATTTTAACCAACAAATCTCATCAGCATACAAAATACCCAAGCAGTATTATGACAGACTACGAAATGAGTACCCTGATCTGTATCAAATAACAGTAAACACTTTTTTAGCTCTTGACGACAACAAAAGATATATAAGAACAATAAACGGAACAGCGAGAGCATTTTTATCAAAACGGTATCAAAAAATTGATAACGAAAATGTTTTAAATTCATTGCTTTTGATTATTAAAGACAACCTTGTTGATACCGGACTGGACATTGAAACTAAAGATTGCTCACTAACAGAAAAAAAAATGTATATAAAGTTGATTGACAGATCAAGAGATGAAATAATAAATACTTCGGTAAAAGCAAACGATAGAGTTTTTCCCGGAATCATTTTAAGCAATTCCGAAGTTGGCGCCGGAAGTGTTCGAATAGAACCTTTTATTTGGCGGCAAGTATGTAAAAATGGAATGATATCTGCCGACGTATATAGAAAATACCATGTTGGCGGCAATATTGATGAAGACAATGAACACTATAGACAAGCTACACAAATTCAAATGATGAAAACTGTTACAATGCAAATGAAAGATATAATTCTGGGAACTTTCTTTAATCCAGACTGGTTCAGAAATGAATGTAATCGCCTTGAAATTTCTGCCGAAAGAAAAGTGACCGCAAAAGACAAAGTTAAATTTTGTGAAGTTGTCGCGGATAACTTTAATTTAGGGAAAAATGAAAAAAATACATACCTTGAAAATTTTCTTTCCGAAGGTGATTATTCACAATATGGAACATCACAAGCACTAACACAAACGGCCCAATCAGTGAGAAGTTATGATCGCAGAATTGAGCTTGAGCGAAAAGCCGGAAAATTTATTGATGTATCTGAAAAACACTGGAATAACTTAAACAATATTAATTAAGGAGAATTGTAATGCCATTAACAAAATCGAAAGTATTGGGACAAAAAGGGCGACCTTGTTCAATTTATTTAACCGAAGATTCGGAAAAACTTATTAAATACATTAAAGATAATTACAAACATGCTTTTAAAATTGAACTAAATACAAGTCAGATTATTAAAATGGCCCTCATTGAATTTAGTTTGAAAAAACTTCCATAAAAAAGCCCCCCAAGAGGGGGCTTTTTTTTTTAACAAACAATAAAAAAAAGTTAAAATAATGCAAAAAGTCCTTGACAAATATAATATAAAATATTATATTTGGTTACTTACTTACACAAACAAAAAAGGAGAAATAAAATGAAAAAAGCAAATGAAGAACTTAGAAACTTAAAAAAGTTGTTAAAAGGTTATAATGTAGATGTTTTTGTTTTAGGTAAAAATTATACAGAACCAGAATATTATGAATCTGATAATTTAAAACTTATAACGACAACGGACAATGGAATCAGGATTGTATTTTCAAAGCAATCAGATATTAATAACACTGAAAGTGAATTGAACATACAAGGAAACCTGATATCCATTACAAGCAGTTTTACACAGTATACAGTTTCTTTTTTATTAGAGTTAAACAATGGCGCTGAAGTCGAGTTAGTTGGTTATATTGTAAAAAGATTTCAAGATTAATTAATAATTACAAGGGAGAAATAAAATGAAAAAAGTTGAAATGGCAGAACAACAAAAAATTGAACATGGTTATTTATTTGATCTTTTTGAAAATGGACACTTTATACATGACGGAGTATTGGAATTACACGAAAACGAAATGATTTGCATACAAGGCACTTATTACCCTCACTGTAAAGATGTTGAATCTGGAGATTATGATAAAGATGAATACGAACACGCTGAACTATGGATTGATTCAATAAAAAACTTTGATTATTATGACGATGTTTGGGAAGCTGTAATTAATGGGTCTTGGAACAATTGGAACGTTAATCCTTAAGGGAGAAATAAAATGAGAAAGTTTAAAAAAGCAGAAACTATTATTATCAAAAAAATCCATTCACGATGCTATGATTTAATTGATGCTGACACGAATGATATAATCGCAACTTGTGATTCAAATTCAAGCGCGATAATTAAATGTCATGTTCATGAAAAAAAATATACTAAAGCAAACAAAACTCCAATCCTTTCACCTGGAATAAAAAAAGGTAATGTTTTTACTGTAGAATTTTGTAAACATTACTGGCGAGCAAAAAATAATAATAAAGTTGTCGCTAACTATTTTGAATCATTTGGTCATATTGAACGTGTCATACAAAACTTGAGTCCAAAATCAATGATTATTAAAATTGATTAATTTATACATACTATTCAACAAAAAACTACCCGGAATTTTCAAAGTTCCGGGTTTTTTTTGTTCTGTATGGATTTATAATATTATTTATATTACGATTTCCATAATTTTTGTTGTTTGTTTGAGCTTGCCGGCCGACTTTGGATTGTATGCCTCAAGTGCTTTATTGAAATCATATTTTTCGTTGGTGGTATTTTGTAAATCAATCTTGATTGAATGAATATCACCCTCTTTAGTGATAATATGTATATTTTGACTGGCTCTTGATATTAAATGTAGCCCTTTGTCAGAATAATCATTCGCACCGACCAAGGATGAACCACGACCAAACTTGTCGCCAATCCTTGCATAATGAATGTGACCAAAAATTACAAAATCTATTTTTTTCCCTTTGTCAGCATATTTGCCCATCAATTGCGAAATTCCTTTTTCAACATCACCACGCAAAGTTGTTTCGTTGCCATGCATGAGCAATATTCTTTTGTTGCCAACAATTATATCTTGCTCCTTGCCACCAAAATCCGCAAACTTTATTCCGGGTTTATCCTCGAATATTAATTTTAGAATCTGAAATATTGTAAAATCATAATTATCAGTAACCAACATATCTGTATAACCAACTTCATCACCAATACGAGACTCATTCCCGGAAACTGCCGCGACTGAAACGTTAAAATGTTGATTGATATGAAATATAAATGACCTTAATAAATCAGCACCCACAAAAGTTGCTTTCGCTCTGTTCGTAGCTGCATTTAAAAGCTTGTCAAGTCGTGCGTCAGAATTCAACATGTCGCCAGTCATGGCGATTAATACATTTTCTATATTATATAATTTAAAAATTTTAATAGATTCGTTTGCGAACTTATACAACCTTTTGGAAGCCACGGAAAAGTCATAGTAATTATATCCCTCCATGTTTACTAATTCGTTAAAATGCGTATCTGTTAAATGAATTATTCCAGATGCTTTTGAGTTTTTGATTGTATGTTTTTTAGTTTCTGCAAAATTATTTTCTTTTATTATTTTAATAATTTCTTTTTGATATTCTTGAACGGCATTTGATACTCTGGCGAATTCTCGGAATGTTTTTCTTTCTATTCTGTTTGTATCTCTTGCCCTTAAAGTTTCTTGTTTATATTTTACATTTGATTTTATCATTTCAACATCAGAATTTAGATCAATACCAAAGCGCTCTCGTGCTTCTCTCAAATATCTTTCAAGCGTAGATATTTTAATCCCAAGCTGAAAAGCTGCTTCTTCATGTCCCAGTTCTTGTGTTGATTCAATGCACCTTAATAAGTATTCCAGTTCCATTGGCATATCGTTTTTTCCTAAAAGAGGTCAGATGAACTATTATATAGGTCGCTTTACATTATAATTTTTTTTGTCTTGTGCATTTTCAAGGGGAGTTCCCCACTCAAGATTTTCAAGGCAGTTATTTTGCCTGTTTCCATCTCTGTGTCTAACTTGTTCTTTTGGAGTTAATTGAGGGCAAAAAGTTTTAATCACTAATCTATGAATATAATAGATATTGCAACCATTCTCGTCCGTTAATTTTACTTTCAAGTAGCCATTACCGTTATCAAAAGGTTTTATTATTTTTTTTCTGTAATGGCGTTTAATACCATTTATTAGCCTTGAATGCTCAATTCGCAGTACGGTTCCTAAGTTTGAGACGAGATAGTATTTTTCGCCCTCAATTTTTTTAAAAATTTCAATCACTTAAAGCTATTTCCAAGTCCAAAGAATCAAGTTTCACATCAAAATTAAAATCATAATAAATAGAATATTTATTTTTTTTGATAAAATCAATCATTCTTAAATATTCTACATAATCAAAAACTCCACTTTTATTTTCATCACCAACTATTCCAGAACTTTTATAAATTATTTTTGAAATAGTCGTATCGTAAGCGCTTTCATTTCCATTTAAATCTGTTGCTGTAACATAAAATTTAATAATATTTATATCATGTGGCAAATCTAAAGTATTACCTAAAACTTTATAATAGTTTGTATCAACTTTAATTTCTGTCACCAAGGGTATGTTGAATTGATCTACACCCTTATAAATATAAACTGTGTAATAACTAAAATCTGGATCATTAACCTCGTCCCAGGCTATTTCCCATTGCGTAGCTCTTGGAATTTGTGACAATGTTGGCTTAGTTTCTTTTAGTGCAATACAATTTATATTGATTATAATCATACTTATTGCAACAATAAACATAAAAATAAAAAATATAAAAGTTCTTTTTTGTTGTCTGCTCATGTTTTTTACCTTATTTAAATTTTAATTCTTAATTCATTAACATAAAACCATTGGCGAATAACTTTTTTGTTTTTTTTGCCTAAAAATTCCGGCGTTATTTCTAACCGTATATATCCGGTGCAATATTGAGCTGCTCCGGTACATGTCCCATAAAACTCGGGTGCCGCTTTGCAAATAAAACTTTTATTTAAATATTTTTTCAGGTCAACAATTTCTTCTTCGTCGCCGCCAATAACGCAAACCCTTGGCTCTGATATCCATTCTGTTTTTATTTCTGAATCCGTTTGCTTCGTTATCTCCACAGTTGCCTCTCCAGAAGCAAAAATAGCGTAAGCTGTAATAATACCTTGATAATTCGTTATAGTGTCTTTGGCATATTGTTTTAATTTCAACATTTTATTTTCTTCCTTTTTTAAAATGGCAAACTATCATTTATTTCATCACTCTTGTTTGAATATTGCCCAGTCGGATCTTCTGAATCTGGAATTTCTTCTGCCTCATATTTGTCAGTTGATATATGTTGATTTTCCCAAATAGAATAAACAACAGGATTAATTGTGTTTTTATTTGTCATGACAAATATATGATCTTTTCCAAATATACCATCCTCCATTTCAGCGCCTTGTTCAATTATTTCAAGTGCCAATTTTGAGAAAAATGTTGCTATCCCTTCTTTTAAATTTTCTCGCTCCAGAAATTTATCAAGCATGTTTACGCTTGCCATGTCAATTGCTTTATTAGTTAATTCACATGGCACACTTGACTTTTTTCGTCTGATTAATTCCTCTTTTGCATCATTATAGTTTTTTATTTCTTTTTCAACCATCCACGTTAAATAACCTGTTGGAACTTCTTTAATGTCCTTGCCGGCATGTTTGCCAAAATTTAATTTAGGCATATTGCATTTCTCCCATTGATTGCAACTTAATAACTTGATATTTATTTTCTTTTGATCTTGGATTTATATCAAATTCAAATAAATATTTTAAGTTTTCTTTGGCTTTTTTGTCAAATTTTTCTGTCTCAGCAAAATAACAGACCGCATTTTCTTTTCTCAATTCATCTATTTCAAATGGAAAGTCCATATTAAAATAATAATATTTTGTCGGACAAGTATATTTCCCCTTTGCTTTTACCAATCTTGGTCTGACGGTATGGCTTTTGTGTTTTAATATGAAAATGTCCTCATCTATATAATAGGGTTCAAAATGTTGGTTACATTCACTTTTTGCGCGAAAATTTTTCCAGATCATTCTTGCTTTTTTTAAATTAATCATATTATATCCTCACTTTATTTTTTTTACTTGTATGACTTCTTGTCCTGCTACTAAAAAATATGTACCTGCTGGTAATAATTTTCCGCCTCTATTCATAAATTGGTCCACTTTTTGGCCTAACAAATTATAAACATAAATAACTTTATCAGTATCAACATTTATTTCATTGTTGAATGGATTTGGATATGCGGAAAAAGTATCCGTTCTAATTATTTTGTAAGGCATACCTCTTTCCACTTTATTATAATTCTCAATAAATTCTTGCTTCAAAAAATCCCATGTTAATATCTTTGTATTTTCCTCAACTTCTTTATCGTAAGCTGAGATATATTTATTATCTTCTGGGATATTTGTTGTATAATAAAAATCGGCGTTAGTAGCAATAAAATAATTTCCCGGTACAATCTCAAAATTTGTGAAATATAGTCCCTTAATAGTCTGGGTGTATCCGCCGTTTTCTTCTACTGCCATTGAAGTTATCTGTGGGTGTGCACTCATAAAATCCAATGTGTTAGTATATTCATTTATATATATATAATTCCAACCAGTCATACTAGCAGAAGCGGTCATAATTAAAAACGTAAAAGTTAACATATTATTCTCCCTTTTCTAAATTATATGGCTCTTCATGTAAATTAAATTCTTGATTATGTCCTGTGAATTCGTCGAAATATTCTCCTTTGTTGTGCAAAATACATTCATATTTAATGATAGAATCTTGCTGTATGTATGGCCATTTTGCTTTTAGCCACGATTCTCCGACTTGTCCAGATCTTGATAAACTAAAAACGAGTGTCTGGCCATTCTTTGTAATAGGTTTACCGTCGTGATCTGGAACATAAAACCAAATCTTTTTAAATTCTTCATACATTTCATCCTTAGAATACATTTGTTCACAAAATTTTGATCTCAGTCTCAATTCCTCTATCACATAGCCCCAAATAAACCGAAGCCATGGCAGAGAAAATTCATTATTTTCCGTTGTAAATTGTACGCAAACATTTAAACCCTCTCTTTTTTTTAGCCAGTTATGAATATAGTCCTCATTTTTTTTTATTTCAGACTTAAATCTTCCATTTTCAACTTTACCCCAAATCGCCCTTGATTTACCAAAAAGCTTTTCTTTCATATTTAAACCCTTTTTTCTATTCCTGTTTTTTTTCATGCTTTTCAAAACTTGCTATAGCCAAACTAATCACTAATTGTAACATAGTTGCTTCATAATTATAATAAGCATCTTCTTTTTTATATTCATAGTCAACAATCCATTTGGGATGTTTGGGAAATTTTTCTTGCAATTTTTTAAAGTATAAATCATGCTCTATTATCGAATATCTTAATAAACCCAAAAATTCAGCCAAATCTTTGGCTTTTTGTTCTGCGTGATGTTTTTTGCATAGCGGGATTATTTGCCATATCTCGTCTGTCATTTGTTTTTTATCGTAAATAAATGGGTGGTGCCACTCTGGTTTTTCTGATGTAATTATTCCCTCTGCTAAACAAGCAACGCAATTTTTCATGAATGGATCGTCGGTTAAAACTTTTTTTATTTTATCTGGTATCTTTCGCATAAACAATTTCCTCAAGTTGATTATAAATGTTGAATATTGTTTCGGTCGATATTTCAGCAACAATATCAAAACTTTCTTTGTTTTCATATTTCAAAATCAAAAAACATTTCGGCCAATCTTTATTTAACTGTAATGATTTTTTAATTTCTTTTTTTAGTTTTTGATTGTTAGGAATATTTTTTAATAAATACTTCAAGTTTTTTGCTTTCAAAAACCATAATTGATTAATCATTTTAAACCTTGGATAAATACTTGTATTTTTTTAATATCTATTGCGCCAATATACGACGTAAAAGAATTTTTACCATTTTTTAATATAAATAAAAAAATAACCTGTGGATAATCATTTTTTATGAATTCAATAACATCGTCTCTGATTTCTGTTAAATGTTTTTTAATATTTTTATCAGCACCACTTTGAGTCTTTTTAGAAAAAAAATCTTTAACTTCTGCTTCACTTGAAAATCCTATTAAATTAAATTGATTTAATTTTAATTCCATTATTTCTCCTCTATTAGTTTTGTTGCTCTATTGTACGTTGATCTGTATAAATCATATTTCAAACCCATCCTTTTTCCAATTTTCCAAGGTTTCTTTGCTTGCGTGCATTTTAGTTTTCTTTAAAAACGCTTTCACCATTAATTCACCCAAAGAATTAAAATCATCACTTTTAGAAGTTGTGGGCATAGTTTTTTCGTCTATTGTTTTTACAATTGCATTCCCCCACATCTTCAATCCATCTTTTATCGGTGCTGCATCTTTTTTGTATCCATTTATTTTATTTCTTAGCTTTTCTTTTTCTTCCTCTCTTCTCACTATTTCAAGCATTTGTAGGCGCATATTAACAAAAGCGGATATTGGCGGCATTTTTGCCCATTCCTCTTTTATGTTTATCCAACATATTTCCAACTCTTCATCAGTAAATAAATTCAGTGTTTTAATCCATTCATTTTGCTGAATTTCATCAGGTTCTTTTTGATAAGTTAAGCAAACTGTTTTGTAAAAATCTGCGAGTTGCCGTTCATCCATTTTGTACTCCCTTCAATCTTTTTTCAACTTGTTTTTTTATGTATTCTTTTTGCGATATTTCTGGTTTTATCTGTTTTGGTATATCAAAACTTCTTTTTTTCATCTTAGCATATTTTGCTATCCTTAATGGTGCGGCTTGAAAATTGTGCTCCACGTCAAATATATAAAAAAAGTCAATTATTTGTGGAAAATTGTTTTTAAAATATGTAGAATTTTCAAGATTTTGTAACGCCTGTTTTATTTTTTCAAAATTTACAAGGGGGTGTGCCATTACTTGCTGCACACCATAATAATATTCCTTCCACATTTCTTTCAATTCCGGATTAGTTTTTTCAAATAAACGAAACACCTCTCTTTCTTTAGTTAGTGCGCTTCCATAAGCGAATTCATTTTCACCCTTAAAATCAATTTTTTTATTCCCTCTCAATTCTTTTGTGTTATTATTAGAGTGTTTATTTTTATTATTAATTATATTATTACTTTTATACTTGTTTGTATGAATAATACTTGACTTATTACCTGAACAATATTGCTTTTTTGTATTAACAATACCGGTCTTGTTTTCTTCAACTATATTATTTGTGTCAACAATATCTATATTGTTTACTTTAACAGTATTAATATCATCAATATCTATTTTTTGTTGTTCTTTTTTGGGAGGCAAAACTTGGCAATAGTTTTCGGGCTTGTTATAAAAATCATCTGTTTCGTCTGGCTTTTCAACTGTTTTTAAAGTTTTTGCATTTTCTTTTTCAAGTTGACCTCTATACTTTTTTAACTCTTTAAAATTTATTGAAATATATCTTCTTTGGCACATTTTGCCATTGAATATATAATTTACTTTAAAATATCCATTTACTTTATATTTATTTATTGTTTTTGATATATAACTTGGCGTCATGCCCAATTGATCTGCAATATAATTATTTGACGGCCAACATTTATCATTTTTTCCAATCATCATGATTATAAAATTAAATACTGCTTTTTCTTGCCATGTAAATCTTTTGTCTGTTAATGCAAGCTTTGACATTAAACCATAACCATCTTCAAATAAACAATTGTCTGTTTTCATTTTTTTTTCTCCTTAATAATTGTTGCCATAAGTAAAATAGTCAATCCCATTGTGATCTTCAACCGAAATAAATTCCTCAACTATTAATTTCCTGTAAATTTTTTTTACTTCATCAAGTGGAATTGATAAAGTTTTTGAAGTTTCTGAGTCTTGTATTCTACTGTATCCAGAAACTGACATGTCGGCGCAAATATAAAACAACACCAGCTTTTCGGTCGGTGTTAGGCGTGTTGTTATAATGTTGCGCATCGGAATCATTATAAAACCTGCGTATGAATTATTTTTTGTTTCCATTTATTTTCTCCCTTCAATCTTTTATAACTATAAAAAAATTTTTATTCTGTCCAATATTTATAATCGTCTATATCATTGCCAGTTGCTTCAACCCCTGATTTAAAGCCATCTCTAAATTCATATTTCCGAATATCTTCCAGTCCAGACTCAACAATTATATACAATTTTTCTGCAGTGTAAATAATAATATTATCGTCTTTGTCAGCAGGAATAAAATCATTTTCATTCATTGTTCCTTGTCCCCATGCATCCCAAACTCGTGTACAATACAAAAGGCCATCTAAAATTATTTCGGCTTGTTCAAAATAATATTGCTTTTTTTCTTTTGGCAATTTTTCAAAATCCATAATTGACTCCATTACTTTTTTTTATTATTTGTTGTTATAATTGTGTTTATTTTTTTTGAACTTTTATGATTTTGTATTTAAAATATATCATTTTAATTTTAATCTAATAAACATTATTAAAAAAATCAAGACAATCCTAAGTCAAGCTGAGGTTTTTCTAATATCACAAAATAACCATCGGCCAAATATTCACACAAAAAATGATCTTTAAGGATTGAATTAAATACAAGTGAAATTGAACAGATGCTTTTTTCATTTTTAATTTCTGTTATTTTCATATTTGCCAGCTTAGCTTCTCCATTATAAATTTCTTCACCGTCTTTTTTCACAACAGTAAATAATATAACGCTTTCCTCTGTTTTAATTTCATTAAGTTTTTCTATTTGTTTGTTGTTAATAAAAAATTTAAAATCTGTTTTATACTGCCATAGCTTGTCGGGCACGAATTTTATATTAAGCTTAAAATCAATCGGATCAAATTCCATAGTTATACTCCAAATTTTCTGCTAAAAATAATTTTTCTTCTTTTGTTATAGCGATATTGTTTTTCAATTTTCCAATTAAATCTTCTAAAGTTGTTAAATTTTTTTCTGCTTCGTATTCTTCATTAGAGCCCCTTACCATATGAACGGGACCGAATAAATACCCGTCTTTATAAAAGCCTTCTACTTTACTTACTGTCGTTTTTACATCAATATCAGCAGAAATTTTTTCCGCTGTCACTCTACAATCACTTATAAAAATTGGCATAGGTTTTTTATATTCTTGCCATTTAAACACAACCCACATATTTTGCTTTTTAATTTCCATATTAATTACCTATTTTTTGATTTTGTGTGTTTGTCTTTTAGTTTCTCTTGTCAATTTTAATTCTTGATTCAAATATTTTTCGGCGTTTGGGAAACAATTGTTATGTGCATAAAATACTTTATTTTTATATGTTATAAAAAAATAAAAGTCATCAATATAAAAATCTTCATGTTGAATATTCTTTTTTTCCCAATCACCTATAAATATTTTTTTCCCACAATAAAAACATTTTGGATTCTTAGTTTTTTCTATTCTTTTAATTTTAGTTTCTTGATCTCTGACAATTAATAAATGTTTAATTGAATCAATTTTAAATAAAAAATATATTTTATATAATATAAATATATATTTTTCTTTGATAATTTTAAATATCATTTGTAACATAATTATTATTCCTTGTTGTAATTATTCTTTTTAATAACACCATTTTCCATATAAAGACCTTGTTCTCCAGTCTCATCAACTCTTTCAATTATAATCTGAACATCGTTTTTTCGACTTAATTCCTCAAGGATTTTAAAATTATTAGAATCAAGTCTATTCCCATCTCTAATCAATATAACTCTTAATCCATCCTTTGGTATTGTTTTTATTGCTATTTCCGTGCATGCTTTTAATTGTTCTGCACTTGAGCTTTGAGACAGTGGAATATTGTTATATAACAATTCCCCATTTTTGATTTCTAAATTTTCAATGTCAAAGTTTAATTGTTCTAATATGCCAATTTTTTCATTTGTAATTTTCAAAAGATTAGAACTTAATTTTCCCGCTTCCTCTTTTCTTGTTTCAAGCAGTTTAATGTTTTTTTGATATTCTTTGTATTGATTCAAGCGCATTGCAGTCTCGTCCGCTTCTGCTAACACTTCAAACGCAACATCTATCTGACTTTCAAGATTTTCAAGGGACGGAATTTTTGAAAGTGAATCTTGTATTTCAATTAGATTTTTTGATCTTTGTTCGTTTTGTTCATTAATTTTTTCAATCTCTTTTTTGTAAAATTCTTTTTTTTGTTCTGACTCTGTTACTGCATTTTCTATTTCTTTAATTTTGGATTCTGATTTTTCTCTCGTTGATTTTGCTTCCTGTAATTTTTTTAATTTTTCTTTAATTTTCTGATTGTCTACGATGTCCGGTTCTGTGATTTCATTTGCAGTTAAAACTTCAAGATTTTTAATTTCTTTGTTTACATATTTTCTTTTAGTATATATATCGATTCTTTTGGATTCAAGTTCATTTAATTTATCTTTTAGTCCAAATCGTGAAAGTAAATAGTCAACTTGATATTTAGGCTCTTTTTCAAGCAATTCCATTGGGTCAATGTTTAGTCCTAAAAGTTTATTTAAAACACTTTGCGGACTTTGCAGAATTGCGCCTTCCCATTTAATTTTTAGTGACGTTTGTCCTGATTTTTTTTGGATTCTGTCAATGGTAAAACCATTTGACAGTTCTGCCGTCACAACGGTATATTCGGCATCGTAATTAATTGGCTCTGAAATCGAAGAGCCTTTTAAATTTGTAAATAAAAACCACATTGAGTCAATCAAAGAACTTTTACCTTGACCATTTGCTCCAGAAACAATTGTTATATTTTTTTCAGGTGTGAATTCAGCTATTTTACAACCCATAAAATTTTCAACATAAAACCCAATTATTTTTTTAGATTCCATTTTTAAACTCCTTATTTTTTATTTTTTTTATTAAAGCTATTGGAAGTTTTGCTATGTCGTTTGTTGTTTCACTTTCATTTAAAGATTTTAATTTTTCATAAATTTCCTTCATTTGTACTTGTTTCAATATTTCAGGTTCTGAAATAAAAAACATCCATTCCCTTTTTCTTTTCACATTATTAAATATAAAAATTATTTCTCCTAATATATCTTCTGCATGCACTTTTGACTTTACAACATAATAAAATACATTGTCAGAAATTGATTCAATAAACAATATGGTTTTTTTCATTATTAACCCTCTTCTGACGTGTTGTCTACATATGGCGCTTTAATCCACTTAATTATCGTTTCGCCTTGCCTGTTTTCACTTATTTGATATCCCAAATCTTTGAGATTGTGTTTATTTGTTTCTGAACACACCCCCAAGGATGTAGGAACAATATATAAGCGCCTGCCTTCCCAAGCTTTTTGCATAATTCCAGCCATTATAGAATAGAATTGAATTTTATTTTTTAACGACTGGATTGACTTTGTTGTTTTTAATACTTTTTTTGCGTCCATAAAATTTCTCCTATTTTATAGAATCTAATTCTTTTTTTATGTTTTCGTATTCAACTTGTGTAATGGTTTCTTGTGAGAAAAAAGCGTCATACTTTGATTGTTGTTCTGGAGTTATTTTTTGTTTGCCGACAAGGCTTTCGTATTTTATTAATAATTCATTAATATTTTTTATTGGTGCTTTAGCATCTTCAGGAGTCATGAAATTTATTTCTTCTGCACTAACAACGCCATCACTTTGAAATGTAGTAGTTTCAATGTCAACTATTCCATCGTCAACAGACATACCTTTTCTTTCTCTTGCACTTAACGGAACATATTTCATTATTTTTCGCAATGGACATTTCCGGTACATGTCGGCTTCAAAATTTACCCAAGGACTATATTTTGAGTGGCTACCTGGTGACAATTTGCGTATTTTTTCAATCTCGTCTTTATAAAGAACCTCAATTATTTTACCTCCAGTTATGTATTCTACGACTGAATAAGCGCCGTTTAAAACACCCCTGTCCTTTGGAGGCTTTGGAAAATGTTCAATCTTTAAATCTGTCCCATAATGCGCTTGAAATATTTCCTCTGAATAAATAGGATACGAATAAACACTTTTGATTTTCCCAGATCTTTCGGCAAATTGAATATAACCTTTGTACCCTATCGTAAGCGTGCACCCATAAACACCAGAACCGTTTTTTATTTCACGAGGAATAAAATATACTTCACCCATAATAGGATTTGGATCAAGTCTTGCCATGGCCGTTTGTAATACAGCGCCCACAACCGTTGATGCGGTACATTTTGCAACATCTTTACTTCTTGCCACAATTGAACATACCTGCAATAAATTTTTCACTTCATCTCGTGTTGACAAAATATTGCTTATTTGAGGCTCGTATTGGCTTAATAGTTCTTGAATTTCGTCTGTAGTTTTTCCTAAGAAATTTTTTGGCAATTCAATTTTACCAATACCAACTTCTTTTTGTGCTGCATTTTTTGGACTTTCCATATTATTCTCCTTATATTAATATTTTAAATCTGCGACCTCTTGCCGTTTGTTTATATTCTGCAATTAGTCTGTTATTATATTCAAGATATTGATGATCTTTCATTAATAATTTAACATTATTTTTTAGACTGTCAACATCTTTTAACATTTCTTTAGCAGCGGATTCTTTTCTTTTTATTAAATTTAAAGTGTCATAAATTGGTTTTTTTGTTTCTAATGTTTGAAGCAATTTTCTGTTTGGATATTTTTTCATACTTTCAACGGTCTCAACTTCTGGCGGTATTTTTGGTATTACATGTTCGTTCCAAAATCGTTCTGCCGTTTCAGTCATAAAATTAATAAATTCTTGATCTCTATCAATTTTAAAATAAAATAATTCAAACCCGTTTACAAATGGAACAAAATAGCATTTTTCAAATCCACCAACTGAATAATAATGCTGCACCTGAGAATAATAATATAGCGGAATGGGCGGATTATAGTTTTCTTCCCATTGCTTATATACCCATCTTTGAACATTTTTAATCTCTATAAATCCCTTTTCATTAAATATACCGTCTGGCGTCCCAACTAAAAAAGGTTTTTCCGGGTGCCGCATAAATTTTCCTTTTTCAACTTCAATGCCAGATTTTTTTTCAAATATTTTTCTTATCGAATCTTCCATATATAAGCCTGCCAACATTGGGTCGGAAATAGCCTCATCATCACTGACAGGATTAACTTTAGAGTAAAATACATCCAGTGGCGTGTTTCCAAATCTTGCAAATGGCCCACCAAGAAGCGCGCCGATATCAGAACCGCCAATACCTGATTGTCTTTTTTTTAACCATTCTGTTCTATTCATTTAACTCTCCATTATAATTGCTGTAGTGACCATCGCTATAAAATCAAGATCGTTGTCAATTTCTTGTTCTATTAATTTCTTGACTTTTAATTGCAACCCTGGAAGATTATTTAGCATTAAAATTATACCTTGCTTTTGAATAAAAGAAACGACTTTACGATCTGCAACTGTTTGCTCAATATTATTTAATGAAATTTTAATTGCCGATAAAGCTGTTTCCCGTTCTGATTCACGTACACCAAATAGATCAATAACACTATGGCATAACTCAAGCCAATCAGGAATATTTTTAACTTCTTTTTTTTTAATTTTTTTAATTTCATCTTTGTATTCTTCTTGGTCTTCAAAATCTAAATCGGAAATTAAATTTAAAAAAAGCTCCCTGTATGTGAGTAGTGATCTAAACGAGTTTTTTTTATAACTTTTTTCCATTAAATAAATCGGATATCGATACCAGTTTATTTCGTCTTGTTGTGTTATATTAAACATATTTATCTCCTTTTGTTTTTTATATTACATCTTGTTCTATAAGCTCTATGACGCTACGTTCTGCAAATATGATATCTTCTAAATTTTCTGGGTGTAAATAAGTTATTATAATTTTTAACATGGAAGCGCTAATATATTTTGAATCATTTATAAGAAAATATCTAAGACCTTCTCTAGTCACGCCTAAAATATCGCCAAGTTCTTGCAAACTTTTTTTCTCTTTTCTCAATATTTTTTTAATTTCTTGATAATTAAATTTTATTTCTGGTTGGTTGTCTTTAATCACTAACATAATATTCCTTTCAGGGGGCTTAATGCCCCCAGTTGATTAATTAGATGTTGTCCAGTCTTTAATGAACAGTGGTTTCCAGATTGTTTTCCACGCAATACTTGACAATGTAAAAATTGCTAAATAAGTGTTATAGTCAAGCAAATTAATTTGCCCGCTTAAAATCATGCTTAATATCGCAACTGCAATACTTAGAACAATCACAATCCAGAATCTTGCCAATTCTTTTTTCACGTTTTTTACTAAAAATTGGAAAAGTACTGGCGCAACGATTCCCGATATAACAACAATTGAATTGTGAAGAGCAAGACCTTCCATAAAAAATCTCCTTCATTAAATGAATTAATTTGATGAATTAAAAGTACTATGAAAAATAACACTTATTTACAAGAAAGTCAAGAGTTTTTTACAAAAGTAATAAATGGAATAAATGGAATAAATGGAGAAGGGCGACCGTCGTCGCCCTCTGGATTAAGGAGAAATATGAATAAATCGGACGGAAAAAGTAGTTATAAAAAACCGTCCATTTGGAGTACGTTGGTAATATATAAAATTTGTTTATGCAAGTCAATAGTAAATTTAATTATTTTATTCTTTAAAATGAACGACTTTTAAATGAACGACTATTCAGAAAAATGAATGAACATTCATTCAGAAAAATGAATAGGTGTTCAGAAAAATGAATGGGTGTTCAGAAAAATGAATGGGTGTTCATTTTTTGTTTTCCAAAATTGCAAAAAACACTTGAAAAAGGCATATATATATATTACTTTTGCAAGTTTTTTTTACATTATTTTATAAATATATTATTTATATATACTTATGTCAATTCAGTCAGTCGTTTAAAGCCGTTTTTCAGGATGCAATATTTTAAGCAGAACAATATTTTTAAAAATATAGCTTAAAATCAATAAAATAAACAGCTTACAATTGGCCTATAAAAAACAATAACTTACAAAAAATGTTGTTAAAATACGTTTTTTATTATAAATCTTGAGATATATATGTATTTTATTAAAGAAATGAATCAATATTCATTTTTCTGAATACCCATTCATTTTTCTGAATACCCATTCATTTCTGAATACCCATTCATTTCTGAATACCTATTCATTTCTGAATACCTATTCATTTCTGAATACCTATTCATTTCTGAATACCTATTCATTTCTGAATACCTATTCA